TGCCCGACGAGGGGTGCGTTCTCTCCTCCACACATATCGTCGGGGGACCCTCCCTCCCTCCGGGGGGACCCTATCCCCCCTCCTCACTCCGGAGATCACTCCCGCGTAAAAGGCCCCTATGTTGAGAGCACAAGGCTAATCACGTGACACAGGAGAAAATCACTGGTCCTTTATGGTGAAAGCCAATTGGGTAAAACCCTATGGGCTAGATCTTTAGGACCACACCTCTACTTCGGTGGAGTCTATTCTGGAGACGAAGCTATGCGCATGGCTGAAGCTGAATACGCGGTGTTTGATGATATTGCTGGGGGGATCAAGTTCTTTCACATGTTCAAGCAATGGTTTGGGAGTCAGTGGGAAATCTCTGTCAAGAAATTGTACAGAGACCCCAAGCTGATGGTGTGGGGCAAGCCAAGCATATGGCTGGCTAACACTAACCCTCTTTTGGAAATGTCACCTGAGGACGCGAATTGGATGGAGGCAAATTGTATATTCGTTGATCTACGTGAGAAGATTTACTTCTCATGCCAGTAGAACGTGGCGTTAGGTTGAAATCTAAGTACATCTTGTTCTGTTGAACCCGTTGCCACCTGGAAAATATCATACACATAGAAGTCGCCTGCTCCTCTTCTGCCTGAAGCACTCAAGGCAGTAGGGATGACAGTGTAACCACTCTCTTCATCATTGTAGACGATTGTCTTGTTCATTGGGTGCCACATCTTGATGGTCTGTGACATCCCTGCATCGTTGCCTGATCTCAACGTCATGCATTTGTCATACACGGGAAGTATATGACGTGTGTCAACTGGGGCTGTGAAGCGATCGAGCCAATCAACGTTTTCTATTCCGCGGAATATGTATTCGGAGGGGAAACCAGTGCCGATGGCGTTGGAAAGTCTGACCATGCCAAGGGAGTCGTCGAATCGGAAGAACTGGGAAGTAGCGGGGTCGACTGCGTCACCGTAGAGGGCGTCACCCTTGAGCCAGAAGCAAATACGACGCCATCGCCAAGGGCGGGCTGTACTGGTCTCAAAGAGGATGTTTTCCTTCAATCCCCTAGCGTAGATTTCGGTTCGTTTTCTTAGAGGCGAGAGCGCTGCTCCCTTAACACCTGAATTCTCCTCTGCAGGACGTGCTGAAGCAATCCATAGAGAGCTATAGAAAGTCCCAGTACCACCAACCATATCTTTAGGTTGAGGGATTCCCGTACCGGATCCGGCCGGGTTGCTTTCGTCCACGTTCGTGTAACTAAGCATGGTGTCGCGACATTTTCGTGTTGTGATGTCCAAGATCTTGCGGCGTGACATCTTTTTCGTTCTGCGGCTAGTTCGGCGGCGCGTGACGTAACGTCTCTTGCGGGTGGTACGACGGGGGGCATAACGGCGGCGTCTGCGTGACCCACCGTAGCGTGCACGACCAATTGGCATGATGTAAGGGGGAATTAAATCGCGCAAAAGAGGGGGGGAGGAGGGGGGTATATATAGTAGACAGGCTGTCCCTGTCCCCTGGCCTATAATATTAGTTTGGCCAGGGAACCTCAGAGGACACTACGTCATTTCATGCCCGGATTTCAAATCAAGAACGCCAAGTATGTCCTGCTCACCTACGCACAATGTGGAGACCTCGACCCTTGGAAGGTTAGCGATCATCTGTCAGCGCTTGGAGCTGAATCTATCGTGGGAAGAGAGTCTCATGCTGATGGCGGAGTTCATCTCCATGTATTCGTTGATTTCGGACGGAACTACTCAAGTCGAAGGACTGATGTATTCGATGTGGGAGGCTACCACCCTAACATCGAACGAGTTGGATCGACTCCATGGAAGGCGTACGACTACGCTATCAAGGATGGGGACGTCTGTGCTGGAGGGGCGGAGAGGCCCGATGAATCTGGCTCAAAATCAAATCGGTCGTCTGATTCTACGTGGAGTCGAATCCTCGAGGCAGAAAGTGCTGATGAGTTTCACCGCCTATGCTCAGAACTGGCTCCAGAGCATTATGTCCGTTCATTTGGAAGTATCCAACGTTACGTGGACTGGAGATATCGTCCAACTGTTGAACCCTATGCTACTCCAGAAGGGATCGGGTTTAGCATTGAAGGAGTTGAGGAGCTCGTTGAGTGGGTCAGTCAAGCTGGGTTGGGATCTGGACCACTGGCAGTAAGGTATGTCCGAGCACCGAGTTAATATGTTCTCTGCTATTCGTTTTTGCCCGACGAGGGGTGCGTTCTCTCCTCCACACATATCGTCGGGGGACCCTCCCTCCCTCCGGGGGGACCCTATCCCCCCTCCTCACTCCGGAGA